TTAGCACAAGCCTGTTCAGCAGACATTGTTTTACCATTACCTGAATGACCAGTAATAAAGATAGGATAGAATTTCTTACTTGCAATAATAGAAAGCAAGTCATCAAAGTTACCAAACGGAACATAATTTTTATAAACGGCAGGAACCAAATTCTCGGTTTCAAGGTCGGTAATTACATTAGTAATACGATGGCCGCCATTCGGCACAATATTTTTTTCTGGCATTTTCATAACCTGTGCTGACATATTAATTGTTTCAGCAACTGGTGCTGATGATGCCAGACTTGGCACTTTATAAAGACCACGACCAATACGGTTCGATTCGTCTTTAGTAAACCATTGAGCACCTGAAATGCCTAATGTATTACAAATTTGTTTAATCTCTGATTTTGAGATTGTGCTCTTGCCTGTAGCAAGTAGCATAGCATTAAATTTTTCTTTGATTTCCACACGATTACTACGCATAATATAAACTCCATTTTTCACTAGATACAACCATTATAACACAACCACAGGCCTTGTCAAGCCCGCTGTTGTTTCTATACAACACTTAGGCAGCAATGCCATCAATGAACCGAGAGACCATCACACGGCTAACTGCCTTCTTTTTATTCATTTTCATAAATGCCGTTTTCAACTTACTTGCCGTAACCACACCAGTTACAACCAACTCATCATCTTCAATTTGCAATTCATTACCACCAGGCATAATAAAGAATGAATCGTAACCTTTATTGTAGGATTGCAAGAATTTTTCACTTGTCAATTTCTTGACCATAGTCTTAACATATTCAGATTTGTCTAATTGATAATAGCGAGCATTCACATCACCTGAATAAACTTGCTCACGAATTGTTTTGCCATTCTTGTCAATATATTTGTTTGTAATACCGCCACGCATTTCACGAGCAGTACCACCTGCAATAAAGAAACCAAAAATCTTTGCACCAGTTTTTGCTTTGTACCAGTCAAAAATACCGATACGCAAGCCTTCTTCTACTGTATAATAAGAATCATTAATACAAGATTCTACTTTAACTTGTAATTTAGAATCACGGTCTTTAATATAAACATTCTCAGATTTAGGATTGAATGAACTTGGACGAACCGTTTTTTGGCCAGGTTTATTTTCCCAACCATAACAATCACGCTCTTGCATTACTGAATTACTATTATCAGCATCACCATCATGAACAATTACCAGATTAACCAAGTCAAGGTTATTCACTTTGCGGAATTGTTGTGTAATTGGTTCAAGAGCAACAATCGCCTGAATTAATGGTGTATTACCAAGATGTTCATTTGAAGGACGACCGATGCCATAACGACCACGAGCTTCGACACTATACGAATCACGCAAAGCAATCATGTTACGGATTGAATTGTTGAAATCCATATTACTCATTTTTGAATTAAGATATTCACGGAGAAATACTGTTTCAAATGCAAACTCATTAGCTTCTGGTGTAAAACCTTTTTTATATTGTTCTTGTGGATAATCAGCAAAACGACCATCAGTAGAATCACCAAAGCCATACACAACGAATGGAATATTCACTTTACGGCAGAACATGGTAAGAACCAAAATCTGTTCAATAGAACCTGCCATATTACGGGACATGGAACCTGAGCGGTCAAGTAACAAGACCAGACCGTGAGATTTGCCCTTAGGGATTCTCATCATCTTTTTAAAGATGTTATCTTCTACCTGATATTTGTATAAACGATTGATATCAATATCACCAGTATTGGACACTTTAGCCTTCGCATAAGCACGAGCAGCTTTCTTCATTTCAAATTCTTTTGCCAACAAACCGATGTAACGGTCATTCTTCGATTTGAATTCTTTTACTTTTTCTGTATATTGCTTTTCAAAGCTTTCAGCACGATAATCGCTATTGAAATAATATTCACTTAATGCTTGTTGAACCCGTTTAGCAGGTGTTACGATAGCATCAAGGTTAGGCTTAGGCACTTTGCCATAAACATAGTTTTTGGATTCTGCTGACAATAATTCAGTTTCATTCTTACGGAAATTCTCATCAGTTTCACAACTAGGTTGGAACTGGTCAAAGTTGGATGCTTTAGAATCTTTATTACGATTCAATTCATTACCAACTTCATCGCCATAATCACCTTCAAAATCATCTAGGTCTTTTTCTGAATTACCTTTAGCTTCAGCTTTGTCGCCTTCAGCATCGCCGTCAGAATCGGTATCGGCATCTTCTGAAGAATCACCATCATCACCATCAATATCAGATTCGCCATCATAATCAGAATCGGCAGAATCGTAATCTTCATCACCATCTTCACCATCACCAAATTGGTCAACTTGCATAGAAGCCAAAGACTGTAACATGGTTTCAAATTGCTCATGCTTTGAATAATCAAAAACAGATTTAGTTACCCGTAAAACATCTTCCCATGTTTCACAAGCTTCTACTTGCTTAACAAGCATTGTTTCTTCATGGTTAAAAAGAATTTGAATAGCACCTGCCGATTTTGTATAAATGTTTAATCGGTCAATAAATGACATTCCGTTAACATCACGCTCTTTAATACCAAAGAAATCACGCTCTAAAAGGTTTTGATAACCTTTAACAAATGAGGTACGAATACCAGGAAATTTGCGTTTAACTTTTTTCTCAATACGAGCATCTTCAACAACATTCAAGAAGCCTTTGTATTTTCTACCAAGAGAGGAAACGGCATCATGCCAACCATCGGCAGGAGTATAAAGTGCATGGCCAACTTCGTGACCCATAAGCAAATCATATAAAGCGCCAGACATATCTTTCCAGATAGGACAATACAAAACACGATTCATAGGATCAAATTTTGCCGTGCTAAGCTTCTGGTGCTCAACTGTTAAATTTTCTGTGGCAAGTAATTTTGCCAATTGGGATTTTGATTCGACTGTAAATGCCATAGTATCTTTCTACTTAATTTATACAACCATTATACACGAACCACGAGGAATGTCAAGGCTTGGTGTTGCGTGGAAACAACACGCTAAGCTCTTGATTTAATTGAGGATTTTTCATAACCTCATGTAGGATATGACTTGCACCGTGGCATTGAAAGGCACGGAGAACATCGGCAACACAGGAATAAAAGTGCATTTCTTCCTGTTCTAGTAGGGTGTGTGAGTAATCTTCTATCATGCAGCCATTATACACTACCCAAAATAGATTTGAGGCAATAAAAAGACCCTTACTTTTTACGGTAAGGGTCTAGTCTTTTCAACGATAAATGGAGATTTATTTGAAAAATTGGAGCGGTGTCTATGATTCGCACATAGCGCCTGAGTTGGACACCCAAACTGTTCTACAACCACCGCATATTCTGTGTATATAATTATATATGCTTTTTATTTGAAAATCAAGCGCTTTTTTAAAGCATTGCCTAATTATCTACCAACTTGTGCCAGATATTTGGCTTTTGTTTCTTCCCATGTAAGATAGATTAGGTCATCATAGAATAATGTTTCATATGATACTCTGTCTTTCTTCATCAACTGTTTGATACGACCTTTAGCGTGTTTGATTTTCCAAATGTCAACTAAGGCCTTGTAACTGGTATCAAATGATTTTACCAACTGTTCTTCTTTGATTTCACCACGGAGAAACTCATAAGAGTTATCATACAATGGTGAAAAGTAAATGCCTCGAGCATGGTCAGTTCTAATCAACTCTTTAGGAATACCTAGTTTACTATAAGTGAAACCTAGTGAGCGATTCTTATGGTCACGCTTGTATGGTTGACCTGATGGTTTCTTTGCAACATACCATTCAAAGTATTTACGAGTATGATTCTTCTTTAACCAATTAATGATATTGCCACGGACTTCTCTACTTGGTTCAAATGATACTGAACCTGCCGTGAAGCCCATCTTCTGCCAATGGTCAAGGTTATCATACTGTGATAGACCATCAACCTTTGTTCTACCATACAATGATGTTGTTGTTACACCAACTAATACATCACCATATTGTTTCTTCCAAAGTCTTTGCACTTCGTCAGATAAACAAAGTAAAGCAAGTAACTTGCCACCAACATAATTAAAACCTAGTGGTTGGAATGGCACAATAGTAGAACCGATTGCCGTGTGATTAATCATACTGCCTTGTGTCTTTAGTTCACGAGGCCAACCAATCACTTCATCACGAGGAGTAAGGTCTAAGAAGTCAGATGATATGCAGATGACACCTAGATACTTATTAGTGACCTGGTCACGAACCAAGAAGTTTAGGTTGCGACCAATGTTACTGTTGTTCTTCATTGTTGAAATGAAATTACGAACAGTATTCCATCTTTCAGGTAAGTCTTTGCTTCTTTTCTTCTCAACTTCAAATGAAGAACCATCAATACCAATCTGCATATCTTTACCAGAATCATCTGTGTATTCTAACACAGGTTCAAGGTTAAGATAATCTTCGGCTGTTTGTGGGATCCAAATAGAATCTTTTACTTCATCAACAACTTTCTGTTGGTTAGGGTCAACTAATTGTGTTTCTTCACCGAACAATGTATGATTAACAACCGTGGGATACTTCTCTTTTACTTCACACCACTTCTGATACAGAGTATATTCTTTTACATCCATCTTTGAAACATAGGAGAGGTCGTTGATAACCTGTTCTTTGAGAACATTCTCATCAACATCAACCCACGATTCAGCAGGATTTTCTTCCTGCCATTGGCGGTACTGTTCTTCTATATCTGCTTTTGCATCAATCATTGTTTATGTAATCTCATAAATTTCTTAATTAGTTTCTTTTGTCTATCTCTTGCCATTTGTAATGCAAGTGGTTTAACTTTATCAATCATACGAATGCCATTCATATGGTCTAGTTCATGTTGAAAACATCTTGCCGTTAAGCCTTCAAAACGCTTCTGAACTTGTTTTCCATTTTCTTCAAAGTATTGAACTTCAATCCAACTTGGTCTGTCTATTATAACAGATAAACCTGGAAAAGAGAGGCAACCTTCTTTGTCTTTAACAATATCATCCGAAGTTGCAAGAATTTCTGGATTAATACAAGCCCAAACATCGTCACCACTACCAATAACAAAAAGTCTTTCAAATACACCACATTGATTTGCCGATAGACCAAGACCATTGTGTAATTTCATAGTCATCTTTAGTCGTTTAATAAGTTTAGTTGTTAAAGGACTTGGCAATTTATAAACATCAAATACTGGAATAGGTTGTTTTAACATTGGATGATTCTCATCAAACAATGGCAATGGTGTAATATTTTCGGCTTCAGCTACGGCTGCGCCTGTGTCAATAATAAATTCTTCACTCATTTGTTCATCACCCAATTTTCTGCACAATCTTCGGCATCTTGTTCTGTTATAAAATACTGAGCATCATTATAATCTAAATCAGCCTGATAAAGCAAGGCCATAAACCTATGATTGCCAATATTTGTAAAGAACACTTGTCCCGTTTTGTTGCCATCGGTAAACTCATGCAACTTTTTAAACTCACTCATTTTACAATCCTCGAAAAATTCTTTACCTTCTCAAAACGAATTACACTACGGAATTTATCTTGTAGTATATCACCCTTATGAGAAATAACAAATACATTTGTGCCTTCTAGCATATGGAGAATGTTCATTAAGTATTCTGTACCATTGGTATCCAAACTAGAATCAAACACTTCATCCAAAATTAACAGATTAGTATTGGCAGAGTTCTTTAATTTGGCAACAGCACGCCAACTAAACAATAATGCCAAGTCAATCTTTTGTTTCTCACCCTCACTAAAAGAAGCATAGGTAAAATCATCACGGTGTCTGGACTTAATGGTCTCTTTGAATGATTCATCAAGATTAAAGTTCACAAAGAAGTCAAATGAAGCCAGATACTTGTTTACTAATTTGTTAATGATTGGTAAATATTGTTTAATAATCTTTGTTTTGATACCAGTATCTTTTAATAGACCTGCAGCCACTTCATAATATGTTTTCTCATCTATAAGAGCATTCAAATCAATTTTTAACTGTTTCAATGTTTCATTTATAGATGCTAACTCTTGTTCTTCTTTTTCAGTAGAGGTTGTATTTGTTTTAAGTTCTTCTAACTGTTTCTCTAAGCGCTTAATGTATTTGTTTGTTTCGGTAATAGAAGTGTTATTGGTAGCAATTTTAATCTGTAATGCCTGAATCTTCTTTTGAGTTTCGTTGATAGAATTTAACTTTGCTTGTTCTTCCAATAATTTCTGTTCTAGTTGTGTTAAACCATGGTCACATTCTGTAACCTTGGTGGTAAGCACGCCAAGTTCTTTCTCTTTGAACTCCAAGGCAATGGCCTGCCGACACGTTGGACAATCGTCATTGTGTTGAAAGAAACTGATATCTTTTCGAAATTTAGATAAGTTGCTTTCAATCTGCGATTCAAGTTTTGTAATCTTCTTGACCTTAGCCTCTGTTTCACTCTTGGCATCAACCAATAACTGTAACTCGGCGACAGCGATTGAGTATTCTTCAATCTGTTCAGCCAAGGTGGAAATGGTAGTCGTATTAGTCTGTATCTCACTATCATATTCTTTTACCTTTTCATCATTGTTTTGTTTCAGACCATCAAGATGTTTCTTTTGTAGGTCATACTTTTGCTGACCTAAATCAATATCATATTTCTTATTTGTAGTAAGGTCTTTATTATTGATTACCTTATCTTTAAGAATGTTATTCATGGCAGAGAAGATTTGGATATCAAGTAAGTCCTCAATAATCTCTCTACGATGAGCAGGTGGCAACTGCATGAATGGTGTAAACGAAGCACTACCCAAAATAACAATCTGAGTAAATGACTTATAGTTTAATTTTAGAATAAATTTTTCAAGGTGTTCTTGGTAGTCTTTGACTGCCGCTTCTTGATTAATCATTTCACCATCACACCAGATTTCAAAGATGTTTGGCTTAATACCACGAACAATCTTATAGTGTTTGTTACCTGTATCAAACTCAACTTCAACCACACAATCTTTATTATTAATTGAGTTCAACAACAATGGTTTATTCACGGCACGAAACGGCTTGCCGAACAGGACAAAACACAACGCATCAAGCATTGTGGATTTACCTGCACCATTACTGCCTACAATTAATGTGTTTGGTGATTTATCAAATTGTAATTCTGTAAAATGGTTGCCGGTACTTAACAGGTTTTTCCATTTAATTTTACGAAATAATATCATTCAGTTTCGGTAGTGAGAGCTTCAACATAAAGCTCTTTCATTAAAGTTTTAAGTTTATCATTATCCACAGCTAAAGTGAGGTTATCAATATACTTGGATAGGATAGTCATCGTATCTTCTGCCTGGTCAATTAAATCTTGGTCGTTCTCTACAATAGTTTCGGTAAAGTCCTCAACGATTGAGATATCACCAACTCCTGCCTTGTAAAGATTATCTACCATGTTATCAAACAGGTAAGGATTCTGTTTATTCAATACAACAACTTTGACATAGGCATCTTTTAATGAGGCATAGTCATATGATTTCCAATATTCAAAGTCTGTTGCACCATCATCATAACTAATTTTATGGAACATTTTGTTCAAATTTTGAACAAAAGTAATTTCTCTTGTTTCGGTATCAAACACATGAAAACCACGAGGGTCATTATAATCAGCCCAAGTGATTTCATATTGATTACCAAGATATGTGATGTTGCCACTTGTTGACTTGTGATGAAAGTGTCCTGATAACACGGTATCAAATCTATCAAACAAAGATTTGTCCATACCTGTATGACAGATGTTGCCTCTGTCCATTTCAAAACCCGCAATCTCAAAGTGGCCAAATACAACTTGTGCTTTAGTATCTTTCAAATATTGTAATGTCTGTTCATAGTTACCAGAATTAATCCATGGTACCATAGCTACATTACAACCATCATATTCAATGTCTAGTGCTTCTGTATAAACATTAATGTTATTATAATGGTCAAACAACTCATGCATGGCATTAATCTCATTGGTGTTTTTGTAAGTAACATCATGGTTACCAACAATCACATCCATTTGAATACCCTTATCTCTGATAACATCAAAGAATCGTTTACGCCATGAATTAAGAGTTACAAAGTTAATAAACTTTCTGCGGTCAACAACATCACCTAAATGGCAAATATGTTTAATGTTATGTTCTTCAAGGTAAGGAAAGAATGTGCCTTCCCAAAACTTAAAGAAGTATTCATTAAATCGTGGGTCATCACCACGAGCACCTGCATGAGTATCATTTATCAAAGCAATCTTCATTCCTTCAAATCATCCTCTGAAATGATTTCTTCGGCATCAAGGAACTTTTCTAGGCCTTTAGTTTTTGCTTTCTTTTTCTTTTCTTTGGCATCTTCAAAGGTTTCAATGAACTCTGCGATGTTATCATACAGGACAAACTGTTGCATATTGCCTTCAGCGTCCTCATACATTTCACCTTCGCCTAGTAAACCAAACTGTTGTGTTGCCTTATACTTGACATACAACTGTTTTTTTTCTTTGGTAATCCTACGCAAGAAAGCAAAGTAAATAATCTGTGTGAAGTAAGCAAATGGGTTCTTTGATTTCGTTTCGTCAAAGTTACGGAAGTATTGAATACAGTTCTCAATACCATCTGCAATCATTTCATCACGGAATGAATACGATACAAAGTTAGGCTTACGGGATAGATGTTCTGCAATTTTAAGGAAACATTCACCAACATAATTTGGGATTGGTGGATCTTCTTTATCATTCTGTGCTGCCTCTTTACATCTCTTTTTATAATCAATCAGAGATGCTAGAAAGTCAGCATTGTTGACATAGTGTTTTTTACTCATAATATTCTAATAGTCCTAATTTTTTACCACTCAATTCGATGGTAACTCTACGAAACAACTCAAGCACTCTTTTTTTGTATTCAAAGCCAAGCAAACCTGCTTTCTCAGCCTTGTCATACGGAGGAACTCTACCTTTGGAATAATACTGGTCAGCAGTTAAATCAATTATCTTACCTGCCTTGTCTTGAACCCACCAATGATATATTTCACCATCAAATCCTCGGTACATATTAAGTGCTTTGGATCCAAATACCTTATACAAACAACCTGCTGCATTGTGGCAATGTCCGAATGTAAGATTGATTTCATTCTTATCCAACCAAGACCTAGGAAGCAAATCAGAGCTGAGATTCTTTAAAATCAGCTCTGATACTTTCTTTAAGTTGTCATCATTATATTCTAACATATCAATCATTATATCACAAATTTCTTATAAAGCAAGCAATTAAGGATATATTGCTTACTATTGCCTCATTTACTACTTGACAAGTGTTACATTAGCGGTGTTCCGTTTTCAGATTAATGTAATAACTTCTTCTTTACATCCTTCCTAAGTTCTTCTAATTCTTCCATTGCCTGCAGTTCTTCTTCTTCGGACATCTCATCATCATACTCATCAGATATATCTGTTAGAGATTCTCCGTGCATTTCTTCTTGTAACATATCCTCTTGCACTTCTTTCACAGAGGTAGTATAGTATTCAATAATCTGTGCCTTAGGTTGAAAGACTGAAAGTATATCTGCTTCAAACAACCAAGCTTCATTCTTTTCTACCAGTTCTAATGGCAACCAAGGACTCATCAACATGACTGCTCTGCCAGTAGGCATTCTTTTAAAGATTAAACACATTGGATTGGTTAGCAATACCGATGCATCACCTTCAACCTGTGTATAATCTGCAATAACATCTTCGCCACTTTGTAATCTTAGTATTTTAATATTATCCATTTTTTAGCTCTATGTTATAAAATTTATAGTTGAACTTTTCTTCATCGTATATTTTAACACGCTCAATAAAATGTTTCAAGGTGTAATTGGCAAATTTGCCTATACGGAAGTCATCAGATATATCAAATAGTGTTGCTTCTTCTTTATCATCTCCTAAACGAAGCCCACGACCAATCGACTGAAGATTTCTAACACGGGACTTTGACGGGGAAGCAAAGATGATATTGTGAAGATTTCGTATGTTAACGCCAGTAGAAAAAGTGCCGTAAGAAGCAACGATGATAGCATCTTTCTCTTTCTCCGTAATTGCACGGATTGATTCTCTGACATCGACGTCGGTGCCTCCATAGACAAAGAAAACTTGGCGACCTTTCGCCTGTTCTTGGATTATATTGTGTAAATCTTTACCATGCTTCTCAACAAATTGGAATAGCACTAGAGAATTACCTTTTAAAGATAAGACTAGGTTTTTGATAAACTCATTTCTAGCCTTGTTCATAACTATATATTCAACTTCAGTATTGTAGTCCCAATCACGAGCAATCTTACAGACTGCTTCAGGATATTTAAGAATCAAACACTTAATCTTAAATGCAGCCAATTGGCCTTTATCAATCAGTTCTGAAGTTGATGTTGCTTTGTAAACTGGACCAAACAAACCTTCTAATACTAGTTTGTGTGTTTGTGTACCATCTAATGTGCCTGTGCAACCAATACGATACTTGGCATTGGTGCAACCTGATAGAATAGTTGTTAATGATTTGGCTTTAAACTGATGTGCTTCGTCACCCAACACAAAGTCAAACTGTTCAAAGTATTCTGGTGGGTTCTTGTAGATAGATTGCCATGTAGTAATGGTCAAAAACTTATCTGTCACCTTGTCTTTACCTGCATACTGTCGGTGACAATACTTTTCAGAATCATACCCATATGATACAAAGTCTGAATACATCTGTTCTACCAATGAAGTAGTTGGAACAATCAACAGACCTTTTTTGTGGTCCATGTCCTGTATCATTCTAAGAATAAGATATTGTATTAATGATTTACCTGAAGCTGTAGGTGATAGTAATAGAATTCTTTTATTACGAATTGCATGAACAAAAGAATTGATTTGATAATCTCTTGGCTCATGTGGTAAACCAAGTGTCTTAATAAACTCATTAGCCTCTGCAATTGAGAAGTTTTCTGTGAGTGATACTTCAGAATCTACTTCTACTTGATATTGTCTTTCATCACAAAACTTTTGAATGTATGGAACCAAACCATGGTAAATTCCCATGGTTCGTAAATCCAATAATCTTATTTTGCCATCCCAATATCTTGCTTTAAATGCAGGAGTGAATTGATGACCAGGCACATAAAATGTGAAGTAATCGGAAAGTTCTTGAGCTATGTTGCGTTCACAATGAACACGAATATAAGCTTCATTAACTTTCTCTAATCTAATATCAGACACCTTGTATGAATCTTTCCCATGCTATAAAATCACGAAGTTGGAATGTGCGTGAGTTTAGTTCTTTAAGAATACTTTGGCACACATCTACGATTTCATCGTGTAACATCTTACTTGCTATTAAACGATTTAAATCTTCATCACTATCAAAGTATGTAGTAATTTCGGATTTCAATACAAATGGAAATGGTTCCCATCCATGTTGTCTAAGAGATTCATCATCCATTTTACCTGTATAGTATTCCCACTTTACTTTCTTCATTCTGTTATACTTGAACTCGGCTTCTTTTGCCAGTAGGCGATGCCTTGAAAGTATGTTCAAGTATTTACTATGCAGTTGTGGAATATTGGTAAGTTCTTTACCTGGCTCAGTTCTATCAATGACAGAATCTTTTGCCCACATTTCTAATAATTCATCAAGTTTATTCATTACAAATCCTCCTTATAGGAGTGTATCACAGTTAATCTAGTTTGTCAACATTAAAATAGGAATATCTGAATGTGGCATCGGCAGTCATTATGGTATCTGGTGTATCAGATGCCGACATAACAAAAGTCGATAGTGTGGTAGGGAAAACTTCATAGAAAGTAAATCTATATGTTGGATTATTTGCCGATGAAAGTATGGTAATACTAGCGTCAGAATATTGAGGTTGTAAGCCAACAGATTGACGAATGCCGGCAGTCTTACTTAACAACCCTAGATTTTGATATTCTTTGAAGTCGGTTGGAAAAGTCATGCCACGAATCCAATCATGTATGCCTAACCAAGCCTTTAGTTCTTCATCAATCATAAAAGTTACATTTAATAGGTCATAGATGGCCTTTTCGCCTGGTCTATACAAATCTACAAATGGTGTATTTTGTGGAACTTCAGACATTGAAATACCAGGAACACTTACTGCTTGGCAGAAGTATTGCATATCTGGCAACCTACTAAAGCTCAATTGGAACTTATTTGGATGTAAAAAGTTTGGATTAGCTGGTTTTGAATTGATTGCTGTCATATCTGTATTTATAAAGCCAAAAAAAAGAGGCACCGAAGTGCCTCTCTAATAACTCTCTTAACGGAGTTTTTAATTACATAATGTTCGCAACTACGAATGAACGATAGTAGTTGTTTGATTGAACAGTCAAAGCGCCAAGACCTTGACTTGTACCTTCTGCGAATGGGTTAGCAACTAGACCGTAACGGGTCTTGAAACCAATCTTAGGTTGGAAAGTACCTGTATCAACTGCACGAACCATTTGTAACGGAACGTATGGGCAATA